GCTAAGGCCGCTGCTCCAATTTCTCAAATTTCGGGTGACCCACAACAAGCTCATCAAAAGAGTCCTGGAGATATGGCTGCTACTCCTTCAGTCGGAACTCAAGTTGCTTATGGAACTACAACTGGTCCAAATGTAACTTATCCAATCAAGCCTTCTTTTGAAGATCTTGATCTTTCTTCTGATGTCGCTGCTCTAACCGAAGGCGAAGAGCTATCAGAAGATTACAAAACAAAAGCAAAAACAATTTTTGAAGCTGCTGTTAAAGCCAAGCTTCAAGAAGAGTATACCAAACTTGAAGAGCATTTTGAAACCAGACTTGCTGAGCAAGTTGAAGTTGTCAAAGCCGAACTTTCGGAAGAAGTAACCGGAACTGTCAAGTATGGAATTGGTCAATGGCTTGAGCAAAATCAAGTTGCCATTGATCGTGGTATTAGAAATGAAATTACTGAAGATTTCATTTCCGGATTTATGAATCTCTGTAAAGAGCATTGGATTGAGATTCCTCAAGACAAAACTGATGTAGTTGAGGATATGGCGGATACTATTCGTGAGATGGAAGATCGCCTCAATAAACAAATTGAGCGTAACGTGGAATTAAATAATCGCCTTTCTGAGTCAACCAAAGTCGTAATCCTAAACCAAGTTTCGGAAGGACTTGCTGATACTCAAAAAGAAAAACTTGCTTCATTATCTGAGGGTGTAACTTTTGAATCAACTGAGCAATTTGCTCATGCTGTAAAAACTCTTCGTAAATCATACTTCCCAGAATCAGTAAATAAAACTGAAGTAAGTGATGAAACTCCAGTTGAAAGTCATGATGTTTCTCCAATTATGGAGCAATATCTAAGTGCTCTCAGCCGCTGGAAATAATTTATATAATAAATATTAACATACAAAAATAACAACGTTTAAAGAGGTTAAGTAAATGTTTAACGCATCACATCTCACAGAGAAGTGGGCACCTGTTCTAAATGCTTCCGAAGCTCCGGCTATTACTGATAAGCATAGAAGAGATGTTACCGCTGTAATTTTAGAAAACCAAGAAAGAGCATTACGTGAAGACCGTATGCTTACCGAAGCCCCCAACACAGTTGGTGCTATTGGTGGCAACGCTCTTTCGGGTTCGGGTCTTGACACTAAAACTGGTGGTCTTGCTGGATTTGATCCAGTGATGATCAGCCTTGTTCGTCGTGCCATGCCTAATCTTGTCGCTTATGACATTTGTGGCGTTCAGCCAATGAGCGGTCCTACCGGACTCATCTTTGCTATGAAAGCTCACTATCAGCACAATGGCGCTGCTGGTTTACGTAAAGGTCGTGAAGCCCTCTTCAACGAGCCTGATGTAAACTTCTCAGCTAACACTCAGGGACCTGCTGCTTATAACGATCCTGTAGTACCTATCGGTGTTGCTAACGATCCTGCTTATGCTGCTTCAAACCCTGGTCTTCTTAATGATGACGGTGCAGGAGCTGGTACTTATGAGCGTGGCGTTCGTCCTATCGCTCGTGAAACTGCAGAAGTTCTTGGATCAGGTTCAACCCTATTCAACGAAATGAGCTTCAGCATTGAGAAGAGTGCTGTAACCGCCAGAACCAGAGCCCTACGTTCAGAGTATACTCTTGAACTCGCTCAGGATCTTAAAGCTGTTCACGGTCTTGATGCCGAGCAAGAACTTGCGAATATTCTTTCAAGCGAAATTCTCGCTGAAATTAATCGTGAAGTTGTTCGTACTGTTTACACCATTGCTAAGCCTGGTGCTCAAAACAACGTTGCGACCACTGGTGTATTTGACCTTGACGTTGACTCCAACGGTCGTTGGTCAGTTGAGAAGTTCAAAGGACTTCTATTCCAAGTAGAGCGTGACGCTAACGCTATTGCTCAAGAAACACGTAGAGGAAAAGGTAACTTCCTACTCTGCTCTGCTGACGTTGCTTCGGCTCTTGCCCTTGCTGGCGTTCTTGACTATTCCTCAGGTCTAACTGGCGCTGGTGGTCCTTCCATCGGTCAAGTTGATGACACTGGCAACCTCATGGTTGGCACCATCAATGGTCGTATCAAGGTCTTCGTTGATCCTTATTCGGCTAACGTTTCTAATGATCATTACTACGTTATGGGTTATAAGGGAACCAATCCTTATGATGCTGGTCTCTTCTATTGCCCTTACGTTCCTCTCCAGTTGCTACGCAGCATTGACCCTAACACCTTCCAGCCTAAAATTGGCTTCAAGACTCGTTACGGTATGGTTGCTAACCCATTTGTATTCAACGGTGTTGATGCCGACGGCGTTCCTGTACCTGATGCAGAAAGCCTTACCGCTTCCAAGAACATGTACTACAGACGTGTAAGAATCAAAAATTTGATGTGAATCATATTTACGATTCTTTAAGAGTCCCTTCGGGGACTCTTTTTTTATGTAAATAAATAGTTATAGCTTGGGAAGTTGACATGTCTGCTAAATGGTATAAGGAGCAACCACAAAATAGAAATTTTCTTGCTCCTATAGGATTTAAATTAAATCTGGAATTATTTGATGGAGTAGATTTCTTTTGCCAACAAGCAAATCTTCCTGGCGTTTCAATGCCTTTCACAGACGTTCCAACAAGATTTAGAAGTTTTCCAATTGCTCCTGGTGGTGGAGTTACATATGATGATTTTAATTTAACTTTTATAATTGATGAAGATTTAAAAAATTACAATTCAATCTTATCATGGATTCGTAAAAATGGTGGAGCTGACGATCATTCTTCAGACCAAGTTGAATATTCTAATGGTCAGTTAATGATTATCACTTCAAATTTTAATCCATCATTTTTTGTTGACTACGAGAAATTATTTCCTATTAATTTAACACCAATTGATTTTGATGCAACTATAAATGATTTAGAATATTTTACAGCACAAGTAACATTCAAGTTTACCAATTTTAAACTCCGAAATAAAAACTTTCAATTATTATGAAATTTGAAAACATCGTTAAATTATTTGAAACAATTAAAGAAGAATGGTTAATTGATAGTCATGTTGATTTTCAATTTAAAGATAAAGAGTACTCGGAAGATTTAGGAAAATTAGCATTAGAGATTCCTTTTCAACACAACAAATATTTAAATTACTATACAGATTTAAGACAAGTAAAAACTTCATTGGAGTTTGAACTCAGACGTATAGTAAAAGAAAAAAGAGAATATTATTCAGGCGAAGCAGACGCCAAAGTATATGCTGAAAAACCTTTTGGAACAAGTATTAAAACAGCAGAGAAAATGAAAACTTATCTGGAATCAGATGAGGACATCATTAACATTGAAGCAAAAATAAAATACGTTGAACAGGTACTTTACTTCCTGGACAGTGTAATGAGAATGATATCCAATCGTGGATTTCAAATTAAATCGGCTATTGATTGGGAAAAATTTATTAATGGTACTACTTAATGTCCAGATTAATAATTAAAAAAAAGAACGAAGTATTTTTACAGATTCAAGCAGAGCCATACGTTCACCAAGAGTTGTCAGATTATTTTACATTTGAAGTTCCGGAAGCAAAGTTTTTAAAAAGAAATCCAAAATACAAATATTGGGATGGAACTATTCGTTTGTATTCTCCTGGTACAGGAAATTTGTATGCTGGTTTATATACTCATTTGGTTGAATGGTGTAAAGACAAAAGATACTCATTGGAATCAGTTAACAATGATTGGTATGGTAGTGCGAATGATGTAAACAGTTTTGTATCTCCTGTAGGTGTCAAAGATTTTGTTGATAAAATCTCTAACATTAAGGCAAGAGATTATCAATACTATACTGTCTATCTTGCTCTTAAGTATCATAGAGGATTATTTCTTTCTCCTACAGGCTCTGGTAAATCATTAATGATATATTCTATTGCCAGATATTACTTTGCTACTGATAAGAAAATTTTAATCATTGTTCCTACTACTTCTTTAGTAGAACAGATGGTAAAAGATTTTACTGATTATGGTTGGAATGTTGATGAACATGTTCATAAAATTTACTCAGGTAAAGAAAAGAATTCAGACAAACCAATTATTGTTACTACATGGCAATCCATTTATAAGTTTCCTAAAAGATATTTTGATGACATTGATTGTGTAATTGGAGATGAAGCTCATTTATTTAAATCTAAATCATTGACAGGTATTATGGAAAAACTTCATAATGCTAAGTATCGTTTTGGATTTACAGGAACACTTGATGGTACTAAAACACATAAATGGGTTCTTGAAGGATTGTTTGGTGCATGTGAAAAAGTTACTAAGACAGATGATCTAATTAAAAAAGGACATTTATCTAATCTCAGAATTAAAATTCTTGTGTGTTCTCATGAGTATCAATATTTTGAAGATTACCATCAAGAGATGGAATATATTGTCACAAATAAAAAAAGAAATAATTTAATTAAAAATCTTGTAAATGATCTTGATGGGAATACATTAGTTTTATTTAACTATGTAGAAAAGCATGGAGAGCCATTATATGATTTGATAAATAATTCTGTAGATGATAATCGTAAAGTATTTTTTGTTCATGGTTCTGTTGATACAGATGATCGTGAAGAAGTAAGAAAAATTACTGAACAAGAAAACAATGCTATTATCATTGCTTCTTATGGAACGTTTAGCACTGGTATCAATATTAAACGTCTTCATAATATTGTATTTGCTTCTCCATCTAAATCTCGTATCAGAAATTTACAAAGTATTGGTAGAGTTCTTAGAAAAGGAGAAGGAAAAGAAATAGCTACTCTTTATGATATTGCTGATGATATTTCTAATACATCAAAACAAAATTATACATTAAGACATTTACAGGAAAGAATTAAAATCTATCAAGAAGAAAATTTTAAATACGAAATAATAAAGGTAAATTTAAAATGATGGAAGAAGAGTTTTATTCAACTATTAAATTAAGTTCTGGAGAAGAAATTATAGGTAAAGTATGTTATTTACCTGATGAAGATTCTTTACTTGTACAGGATCCTATGATAGTTGAAAGAGTATCTCAAAGAAATAATGGTAAATCTCAACAAGGATTTATATTAAAAGATTGGATACATTCTACATATGATTCATTATTTGTTATTAAAATGAAACAAGTAATTACTATGACTGAGTTGGATAAAAGAATTGAAGTATTTTACTTAAACAACTTAAAGAATACTATTGTAGAAGAATCTAATTATAATTCTAATAATATTAAGGTAAGTAAATTTAGTAAAGGAATGGGTTACTTAGGATCAGTAAAGGAAACTAAAGAGTTTCTTGAAGATATCTTTAAAAGATCTTAAGGTATTTAAAGAACTCTACAGTTACCCTTGAACCCTGACAGAGTTATTCTACTCGGTTTTCTAAGGTTTGTCAACCCCCTTAAAGAACCTTAAGGTATTAAAGAACTCTATAGTTATCCTGAACCCTTAACAGAGTTATTCTACTGGGTTTTGTGAGGTTTGTCAAGGGGGTTGACAAATTCCTTGATATGTCCTATACTATTAAGATAATTACTTGGTTAGATACATGTGTCATGGCAAAAAAGAAAACAGAAAACTATGTTAACAATAAAGAGTTTTTAGAATCCATCACAATCTATAGAAATAAGGTAGAAGAAAGTTTCTTTAAATGTTATGACAGAAAAATAACTCAACCAGATAGATCTACTACATGGGAAGGAAGCCAAGAATACCTAATTATCT